CTTCGGTATCTTGATATATTTTATTTCTAAAACCTTCACTTAATTTAACTGATTTTGATAATTCTTCGTAACTCATTATTTCTTTTTAAACATCCCTATTGCACTTGATCCAGCCTTAATACCAAAACTTGCTGAAATTGCAATGTAAAGTAGATTGTGATAATACGACGGTAAATCCTGCAAAGCGATAAATCCTTGGTGTATATGTTCTTGAAAAGGCGTGAAGACTAAAACGGCAGGCAAAAGTAGAACAATGAGACTTACCTCATCTTTCCACGACCCTTTCATTTGATCGACAGCGCTTTGCTCCCATGCAACTTTACCCGCAATTTGATCTTCTTTAAGTTTCTGTGTTGCTTTTATTTCAGTTAATTTTAATTCTTGTTTTGCTTTCTTCGTTTCTACAAAACCCTTGACGCCATCAGCGACGACGCCAAGTAAAGGTTTAGCTAATAGTTGCCACATGAAATTCTATATTGCTCCTATAATTATGATAACGATTATTGCTACAATCGCAGCTTTAATCCAATCCTTCATACTCCAGTCGGACCATTCTTTTAAATGTGCCCATAGATCTTGTACTAGTTTCATACAATCCTCCTTTGTTGATAGGGTTTTATTACTTTACGCCTTTAAAAGCAACTTTTTTGATCTGTGCCTTGCTAGTCTGCCCTTGTGGGCCACTACTTTTGTTTTGTTTTACAACAAAAGGTGAGTAAACAATAGCAGCATCAGATGAAACTTTCATATTAGGAAAAGGGTTTTTTTGTTTTACCACTTCTACTTTTGTTTTCTTAAAGTTCATGCTCTTGCCTTTCCATATCCACGTTGAGCTAGTCTACCTGCAAGTCCACCAGCTTTTCTTTTAATAACTCCCTTACCCATTAAAACATCTTTTTGTGTAATTTTTCCATCACCACTAAGATCTGGAAAACCACCTTTTTTTAAGCCTTGCGCTTTTAATTTTTCGGTTGCTTGTTTTAATCCTGGCATAAGTACCTCAATGTATAGTTGGTTTGATAAGTTCTATAAGATCAATACCACCTTGATCGAATAGTTTACCAGCTTCTTTTTCACTAAGATGATCGTAAAATAGAACTCTAGACACAGCCATCATAGCTCCTGCTAAAAGTATACTATCTTCAGGAGTTTTTCCAGTATTTTCTGAAAAGACCATGAGCTTTTGAAAATATTCAGTTAATTTTTCTTGTGCGTTTTGCATTTTTACTGTTTTTGTTTTGAAAGATTAACATTTGCACGAAGTTGTGCAATATCTTCTTGTGAATCTATCTTATCCTGCGTTAATTTTGCATTTTGATTTAATTTTGCCTTATCTAAGCTTCTTCTTGACTCATCATCCATTGCTTTTCGTTGTATATCTTGTGCTTTTAGCTGTAATTCTTGTGCTTTTAACGAAATTAACGGATCTTGGCCCTCTTCAGCTAGTATTTCTTGCTCTTCACCGACCATTTCTTCAATCATAGAGCTTATTTTTTCTGCAACTTGTTGTTCTATCTGTTCTTGTATAGCTTGTTGTGCCTCTGGAGGTAATTGACCACCAAATTCTAGTGCTTTTTGCTCTATTTCTTGTCTCATTTCCTCTTCGACCTCTTCTCTAGCTTGTAATCCGATGTGTTCTACAATGTGAGATTGTAATATTGCCATAGTAGGTGGGTTACCTTTTACTAAAAATGATGACATAAAGGCTCTATGTGCATCCATATGTGCTAAATGATTCTGACCTCTAAAGGCTATCAAGCCAGCATTACGTAAAGCATTAGCATTTTCTACAGCTGGGTCTGCTGGTTGTGGCTCTGACGGTGCTGGTAGTATAACATCAATATCTTTTACTCCTAATGCTTGATACATTCTCCTGTATGCTTCGTACATATTGTGAGAAGCTGGGTCTGATTGTGCAAGTTGCAACTGAGTTTGTGCTAACGTAACACGTTGAGCCATAGAAAATATGTTAGGATCTGAAACAGGTATAATATCGATCTCTGGTCCAAAGTCCTCAGCTTTCAAACTTGGAGTTGCATTAACACCAACTTCATATGGATATGCTGGTGGTAAAGCGTCGGCAAAAAGTTTTGCTAATAATTTAAATTCTATCTTTTGCGCGTAGTGTAATCTTTTATGAATAGCAGACATGACTCTTGCACCACGCTCCATAAGAGCCATTGTTGTTCCAACAGGTGCATTTGCCGCCACACTATCGCCAATTTTTTGATCAGCTATCGCTGCAAACCTTGTTCCTGCTTCTACACAAAAACCTAATAATTGAAATAATGTTCCACTTGGTTCTTTGTAAGGTAGTGGTAATAAACCTTCTCTTAAACTTCCTCCTGGTGCATCAACATCTCTAAACTCACCTGGTTGTAAAGGATTGTCATCATCTGCAACTCTTAAACCTCTAGCTTTAAATCCTGCAGGTAAATTTGATAATGTTCCTGCATCCAGTAATTGTCTTAGAGCTGCTGTTGCAGTTCTTGATAAGCCACCAAGCATGTGTACCAAACCAAAACCATAAAAACTAAAACCAGGTAAAAATTTATAATGAACAAAATATTGTGTTCTTGCTCTTCCAGGATCATCTTCTCTATAATTTCTGTATATTGATAAAACTTTTCCAGAGCCTTCATCTATTGTAACAATGTATGGCACTTTAATTCCATCATCACTATCAAGACCCTCTATGTTTAAATCAACATGCATTTCTAAAAGCTCATATAGATTATCTTGGTAGGATTTTTTTACTCCTGATATTTGTCCTTCTTTTTCTTTTAGCTGCGTTTCGTTATCAGATGTTTTTATATCAACATCTCTGTACATGCCTGACACCTGTAATTTTCTAATTTCGTTTTCTGTTCTTCTAACAACGTGAGTTATTCTTTCACAAGAAGGAAAGTCTGTTGTTTGATATGGGACATACAAGTCATCACTAGGAACAAATTTAGAAACAGGTCTTCCTAATCCTTCATCAAAATAAACTTTTTTGAAAGCAGAACCAGATAAAGGTAAATAAAATAATAAAGAATCTAAGTCAGGATCGTACTCTTCCATCTCATAAGTAATCTGGTAATTCATGAAATCTTTTACACGTTGTGCTCTCTCTTCTTTTATCGGGTCTACTTGACCAATAATTTGTGTGCTTACTGGCCCTCCAGGTGGTAATAATTCTTTGTAAGCTTGTGCTTGAAACTGTGTTACCGCTTCAGATAACATTGGATGTGTTACAGAACTAGCGCCTTGAAACGGTTGTGATCTCTCTTGATATTTAAAACCAAGTAGATCTAAACCTTTTTTATACGTTTCTTCCCAGTCTTGTCTTGATGCCTTATCTTCTTCAAACGCATCTCGTAAATCATTTGCTATTACTTGTAATTTATCTTCTTCAAGAACTTCGGCTAGGTTCATATCAAATGTTGTAGGTATTAATGACTCTTGTTCTCCAATTACGGCTGATCCATCCTCCATCATTTCAACATTAGGATTAGCTTCTTCAACTTGTATATCAACAATGTTTTGTGCCATTTGTTCCGTTTCTTCAGGAAACGGAGGTGGTTCTGGAGTAAATCCAATAGGTTTATCGACTGCCATTATGCTACCTCAAATATATCAATTATGTCTGGAGTATACACCACTCCTCCTTTTTTTCTATGAGTTTTGTGTGGTAATAACATCTCTGGTGTAATTTTAATAGCATAAGCGTCACCTATACCATCAATCTTAATGATTTTAAATTCAGAATTGTTTTCTTTTGCTGCTCGTTTTAATGCTTTTTCTAACACAGAAGTGTAGTGTTTACCCTTAGAATCAACACTATCAGGGCCCCCATAAAATTCTTCAGTGCCTATTCCTTTCATATCTTTGGTTCTTTGATCAACTGGAACATTCGTGCCACCAGATTGACTGTATCTATTTTTTATAAATTTAGCAGGAGATACCGCATACCATTGTGCTGCATCCTCTGCCTTATCAACAAATAATCTTTGTGCTGCCGCCGCTAAATCTCTTTTGACTACAGCTTCGCCCCACTCACTTCTAGTTTTAAAAGGTAAATTAGGAAACAATTGGCTCATCGCATTTTCGCTTATCGCTGTTTGTAAGTTGTCCAACATCTGTTTTTCTTTTGTTAAAGCTTCTTGAGATTTGGCCACCAGTTCACCGTCAGGTCTTGTTCCAGCTGCCGCTAATTCTTCAAATATTTTTTTGTTTTCTCGAAACTCGTTTATAAACTGTTGCATTTCAACATCAGATTTAAACAATGGTCTAAATACTGTTCTGTTTTTTGCATAAAATTCTGCAACTTCAGGATCTAAACCACGAATATTAGAATCAAAACCCGCTTGTTGTATAGCTAATCTTCTGTCTGCAGGAGTGGCATCTAAAAAATTACCCATTTGTTTAAGTAATTTCTCTTCAAATCGTTTTGCGTTTTGCAATACATCTGATTGTATTTCATCTGCAAAAGTAACAATTGTTTTACCTTGACCTTTTGTTGCAGCTTCTAAATCAATTATTCTAAGCCTGTCTTCTTCAAGTTTCATTCTAAATTGCAAAATTTGTTGTTCTAAAGCTTCATCAATACTTCTTAGCTTTGCCATGTTATCGGCTTCATTTAATACGTTTGTGACCTCTGCACCTGTTAAATCATCAACACGATCAATATCCACTAAACCTTCTCTATCTAACTTTCTCAATGCTGAGGTTTCTAATCCTAATAGTTGATTGTAAAGTTTTGTTTGATTCTTTCTAATTGTTCGAAGACTAGCAAGATCGGCTGCTAATTGAATGCCTGATCCTGTTTTTTCTATAGGCACTGTTGCATTACGGTCCGTGAGCCGCGACCAAGCAATAACGTATTTTTGAGCAAAGTCATGTGCTGCACCACCTTCAGGTAAAACATCAGGATCAAGTGGTATTTCTTTTGACGGAAGATACATAACTGATTCTCTATATGAGCCAGGTAAAGCTCCTCGTTCTTGATAACCGTCATACTTAACAGGAGCAGTGCCTCCATATTTTTCTGATCCGTAAACTACATTGTCAATTTTACGAATTGGTGCTGCACGTATAATTGTTAACATTTCTTGTGCATTTAGAGGTGTATTATTTTTTCTTGCAGATTCAATATATCCAGCTAGAGCATTGTCCTCTATCTCAGCTTTACCTACACCTTTTTTATTTATAAAATCAAAAAACGCATCTGCAGATGTAAACTCTTTTGGTGTATTAGGGTCCATGAGCCGCGCTTCGAGGCCCGAGTAAAACACAGATTCAGCAGTTTCTGGCGAATCAATAATACTATCACCGACTTTCTTTTCAGCATTTTGTAAATTACTTTTCTCGCCCTTACTAAATTTTTGTGCTAGCATTTTAAATTTATCTACAGCGGCTATGCCCCACAAAGGAACTTTACCAAACAGTCCTGCCATTTGAACCTCTGGCATCTGCTCACTTGTAGTTGGTTTTAAACTTGCATCTTCAAAAAGGGATTCTAATTCATCAGTGCTCATGTAAGCTGGATCGTTTTGTATCTCTGTTATATCAACATCACCACCAACTGAATAATTAGGACCCTCCAAAACTTTTCCTGGATCGATTTTTTGTCTATCTGGAACTAAATCAGATTTCTGTTTTTCCATTAAATCATTTATTGTTAGTAAAATACTTGGTCCATATTTTGCTGACATTTTCTCTAAAAATTTTCTAAAAGGAATCCCTGCAACAGTAGCAATTTCAAAAGGCCCTGCCGCCGCCGCTATAGTGTCACCCACAGTTTCAGAAGCAACTATCTCTTCAGGAGTTTGACCTTGCTTTAACTTTTCAGCTCTACTTTCAAAAACTTTTCCTGCATGTCCAAAAAGACCGTCCATAATATTTAATCCTAATCTAGGAAATGTTTGTGCTTGCTCTGTTAATTTTTCTATTAAAGTATCTTCTGTGCTCTCATCCATCTCCTTAAAAGTAGGAACAGAGTCTTGAAATTTTTTAAATGATAAGGTGTTAAATATATTTGCTAAAGCTTCATTAGCAAATATATCTGTTTTTCTTTTACTTTCTTTTAAAAATTCTGATTTAGCTTCAGGATTGTTTTCAAGATCTTGAAAGTTTTCACCCTGCATAAATTTATTTTTAGCGGGATCTAAGGCCACTTTAGATTTTAATATATCATCAATTGTTGCTAAAAAATCAGACATTATCGTATTCTAACACTTCTTCGATAGAAGCGATACCCCCATCTTGCATTCCAGCAGGTCCTTTTGTTTCTGAAACAAAACCATATATTCTTGATAAAGGAGATTCTGATCCTCCTATTGGATCAATTATTTCAGTCGTAATTTTATTATCAATCATTTTTTGTTCTATGTTCGCAATATTTGATTTACCTGTTTTATAATAGTCTAATATTGCATTATAAAGTTCTGTTTCCAATTCAGGTTGAAGTTTTACATTTTGTTCAGCAGTTAATAGTTTTAGTTTTGCTGGATCTGCCCCGCCAAACTCCATCGCATCTGACATATATATGTTTGGAGAATCAAAAGCTGAACCTTTTTGAACTTTTACTGTTGGAGGTTCATCAATTTGTCTAAAGATCTTAAAGGGATCTGGAACAGTTGAATGAAGCATATGTGATAATTGAGTTCCTTTAGGAGCATTTTTTTGCATATTTCTAAATTCTAAATAACCTTTAAAATCAGGATCATTTTTTCTGTAATAATTTTTTGAGGTAGGTGTGAAATAATCTACATCATCTAAAAAACTTAAAAAACTGTCTACATCTTGAATCGGCTTACCTGTTCTGAAATCATCAGGTCTTGATCTAAATAAATCAAAAATAAATTTATCGTCTATTTCTAAATTTATTTTTCCTTTTGTCTCTAAATCCACCTGTCTAAAATCATTTCTAAATCTTTTTCTTAAATATTGTTCTTCAAACTTACTAATTTTTTTAATATTATCTGGAAGTCCTACTTTATTTCTAATGCTCTCTCTGTAAGTTGCATTATGATATGTGTTATTAAGATCAAATTGACTGAATAGTTTTGGATACCTCTCCTGTAAAATCGGCATAATTTTTTTATATTCAAATGGTTTACCACCCATTGATATTACTTCTTTATAACTTCCATCAGGTTGTTTTTGATTAACTCTAGGGGCTTTTGAAATCATTTCATCAGCAAGTTCTTTAAAAGCTGCTTGCATTTCTTTTTTTCCTGGAGTGAATAAATTTTTTGTCTGGTTCCATCTTTCAAGTATAGCTTTTTGAAAATTACCTTTTACAAGCTCTCCTTGAGAACTCATGGTCTTGGCTGCTTGTTTGTCAGCCTTTGTTATAAATCCATCTGTCGTGGCTCTTAGTTGCAGTTTATCAAATTTAGATTTTCCTACTTCTTTTTTAAAATCTGCAAGACCTTGAACATCTTTATCATCTATAAATTTTCTATAAACCTCAGCAAAGGTTTCCATAAAATTATCATATTGCTCTCCTAGATATTTTTTATAACCTGCCTTTTTAGGCATATTTTTTAAAACATCATATAGAAGAGCAATCTTGCTAATCATTTTTTTTAATTACTTTGTATTTTTTTTTACGTCTGTCCGCAGCTTCTAATAATTTTATTTCTCTCAACATCTTTTGTGTCATTAGATCAAATTCTGATCTAAGTAACAAACTAGAGGCAGATGTCACACCTGGTATACTTTTTGGTCCTTCTATTTTGCTCATCAGTAATATTCCCTTTGTTGTACATATTTAGGCTCATCTACATAATCTGAGTCTAATTGAATGAAGTTTCCTTGCCTGAAACGCAACAACGCTTGTGTTGTTGAATCGACTAAATCGTCATGATCACCATAAGGGAAAGCAGCGCATTCTTCAATAACTTCTTCTGCCCATCTATCATCAGTACACCATACCTGTCCTGCTTCAAAGAGGGGAGCTACGGAGTTAACACGAACGTGCTTATCATTGCCCTTACTAGGCGTATAAGTAACTACTGGAATCCCAACTTGCCGTAGCTCTTGTGTAAGAGGCATACCAGAAGCTTTGGCTTCGATCAAGATTGTTTCGGGTTCCCAGTATTTATATTCTTCTAAGGCTATTTCTTTTAGCTCAGGAAAATCCCAACGACCCTTTCGCATAGCTAAAAGTATAATGTGCCATGGGCCGTGTTCCACGGGTTTAAATACACCCCACGTTGTAATTGCTGAAAAATCCGCTGTTTCTTTTTTACTGAACGCTGTATCGTAACTTTGTATAACATGCATGAGATCTGGTATTTTTTCTTTTGGCCACACTTTCCACCATTCTCGTTTTATAATAGAACCTTCTTCTGATGTTGGTGCTTGTTGCCATTGTGCTTGCCACTTTTGTTCTGACAAAGAAGCCTTAACCCCTTCTAGTTCTTCTAGTTTCCAGAACTCAGGCCACATTGGTTTATCATTTAAAACCGCAGGAAACTCCACAACTTCCCATTGATCTGCTTTTGAGTCAGATTGTGCGTTCATCAGTTTACCTGTTAGATCTTTTGTTGACCATCTTGTCATAACCACGACTATCGCACCGCCAGGTTGTAAACGTTGACGAGGGCCAGAGGTGTACCATTCGTAAGCATTGTCCATAGCTGTTTGTGATAGTGCATCTTGCTCCGAGTGTGGGTCATCGATGATAAGGAGGTCTGCACCACGGCCCGTGATTGCACCTCCGACACCAGCCGCAAAGTATTCGCCACCTTTGTTTGTTGTAAATCTACCCGCTGCCTTGGAATCCTGCGATAAACTTACATCAGGAAAGACATCTTTAAATTCTTGTTGATCAAACAGATTACGAACCTTTCTACCAAAATTGTAGGAAAGCTCAGCTGTGTGAGTGGTTTGTATAATTTTTAGCTTAGGATTCTTACCCATCATCCATGACGGAAAAAGATTAGATGCAAACTCTGATTTTGTATGACGTGGTGGCATATTTACGATTAATCGTTTTATCTTTCCACGTGAAATATCTTCAAATTTTTCTGCAATAATTTTGTGATGTGAACCTGCAACAAACTCAGGCCAAACTTTTTTTACAAAAGTTAGGAAGGAGGAACGGGACTCCTCCGACACTTTCAATTGCAATTTTCTTAATTCGTACTTTAATAAATCCGTTGGTATTTTGGACATAATCAGAAAAGTTATATCATAATATCTGTTTGTGTAAAACTTAACACTTTAGACGACACACACGCAACCACCCAAATTGGTCTTGGTGGGGGTGTAAAACTACAAGATATAGTATTGAGATTGATTGTAAGTACCTAATGTTGTTTACTGGCAGGTGATACGCTGCCTGGAAGAGATGGTAGCTGATGCCTGGCAGCCTGAAGGTGAGCATAAAAAAAGGGCGGATAAACCGCCCTTTTGCCAGCCCTCGAGGGAAACTAGTGTGGTAAGTCTGTAAACATTATCAAGAGTTGCATAGCAATCAAGATAAGTATGAAAGTTGGTATTACTTTCATCTTCTTGGTAAGTGTTCTGCTAGTCGTTGCATTACTCTACTGCCCCAATCCTTAACGTACTGTGGACAATTAGGATCAAGGATAATTGTTTCAACTTCACTTTCAAGAACTTTATAAAGTGCTTTCCAATTAATGTTATCAACATGGGTTGCTCTAACATCATTTGGATTTGGGTTAGCAACAGCATTGTTAGACCTTAAACCAAAGGTCTGTTCTACTACTGCTAATCGTTGTGATAAGTCGTTATCATTATCTGGCATTTTGATTTCTCCTTTCTAATTATCTTGTACTCCCATTTCATTTTATAATCAAGAACTTTCGAAAACTTTTTTTGTTGGCACGGAAGTAACTCTGCACGGGGTGTTGCTATCCTTTAACTATACTAGCAAGACGGCTCTTGCCGTAATGCAATGGAGATGCAGACCGAACTTGTCGGTCTGCAAAACCACATAGGCAATTTATCGGTACTATGCAGTTATTCTGAAATCAGCAACTTCTTCAACTGTTGCTTTTTTATTCTTGCGAACTGTTGCCTCTTCTTTAGGCAATGCTTGTATTTGTTTATATTGCGTTGGCACTTTGCATTTATGGTATTCCAACTCGCCAAGTTTTTCCTTAACAAGATTCGTGTCAACCTTAACGCTAAGTTTTTGCGATACATGAAGTGAGTAATCCTTTCCATGTAATAGATTGGCATTTTCGCCTATACCCATATCAATAATAAGATTACGATTTACTTTTATGAAATCGTCTAATACTTTTTTCATTGTCAAGGCACGACCATAGCTATCTATGATTGCTTGTTTATTCTTCTTGCTAACACTAGCAACTGACTGGTGTGCTTTTTCTAGCACTTCTAATATATTAACTGATTTTGACATTTTAGTTTTCCTTTCGTCTTTCTGTTAATTATCCCTTTATATCCCATTTCATTCTAATTGTCAAATCTTTTTTTCACACGAACTTCCAGAAACTCCTGCGGGGACTCCTGTCCTGTTACTATACTAGAGCCATGCTCGGCATCGGCAATGGAATGGAGATGCAGTCAGGGTGTCCACGGCACTGTTGTCCAATCAATCTTGTAGATCCAACCTGTAATCCATGCAACCCCTACGCCAGTTACCAGCAGGGTGTGCTGCGGGGCTATTACTAACAATACCAGCCAGGCGAAGAATGCAGCGCCAATGTAATGGAGAATCATGCTACTCCAATCATCTCTGACATCCTCTGCCATGCAGGTTCGTCAGGCTTCAGCTCCAGCTTAGCACCGTCCATCCAGTCCATGAACCAGTATTCCAGGCGATGGATCTCTTTGAGTTCGTTTACATATGCGCGCAGCTCGTCGCTGGGCCCGCCCCAGGAGAACTGCCAACGCCAGTATCCCTCCAGCTGGTCCGTGAATGTATGCGGTTCAACGTAGTCAAAGCCCAGGCCTTCAAACGTCCACGGTTCTTTTAAATCTTCTTGTCTCAGCTTCCACTGTTCATCTATGCGCTCCTGGCAGGTCTTCTCGTAATCTTTCTTTAGTGCTTCAGTCATAATCTTCCTTTCTAATGTAGGGCTGGTTGGCGTTGCACTTGGGCCATCCGTCTTCCACCAGCCCCTAATTTGTGTGGCCGTTCATGAAACTTCGAAACGGATTCGGTAGCCACAGGTACTTATATAGTCCCATCTTATTCGATAGTCAAGAGCTAATGTAACTTTTGTTCCACAACCTTCCCAGCAGGTGTCGCCTTCCACTAACCTTACTACTATAGTAGAGCCCAGTTCAGCTTCGCCAATGGAGATGGAGAACTCTACGGCTGTACCAGCAGGTGTCCTGAGTCAGGTAACTACTATACGTAACGGGAAGTAACGGTTGACAATGAAAATGGAGATGCAGACGGATCCTGGTGAGCTGCACCCGCAGCTGGGAACTTTCTACATGTAACGGGAAGTAACGGTTGACAATGCGGAATGGAGATGCAGATGGCATCAGCGTCTGCTGCACGTCCCCCGTCCAAAATACTACTGTTGTCCTGGAGCTTCGGGCTTCGGCAATGGAGAATGGAGAAGGATCTCTGCCACCTGCTGCCAGGGATGCGGAACCTGGTCCATGTTTATCACCCAATGATGCGCGGGAAGGCGGGCAATGGAGCCAATGGAGAGGGCAGTGCATCCAGGAAAAATGTAGAGTAAGGTAGGGGCGAGGGCCTTGGCCATAATAAAGTTACGACCACCTTGCAAACTATGGCTAAAATTCCATGATTTTTGAAAAGGCGAAAGAACAATCTTATTACTCCGAATTACTTTCAACTCCACCCAAATCGATATCCCGTCAGAGATTCCATAACAATCTGGTACACCTTGTGCTACCCTGTTTTCAAACCTAGTCCAATGTATGTTTGGCAAGTTCTCTTTTACTTCTTTCCAAAATTTTGACTCTGGTTTCAATTAACAAGCCACTTAAATACAAGCAACAAAAACAAAATCAGATACAAAGACTTCAATCCAGTAAAAGCAAACAAAGTAAAAAAGAATCCTGTCCAACTCCAACCACATTTAATAACTGGCTCACCAGGTAATTCTTCTATTGGTATCGCCTGTTTTCTCATGGCTGTAATTTCATCAACTCTTGTAACTTGTTAAACCAAAGCAAACGAAACTCAAAGTTATCTGCTCTAATCATAGCTTGTTGTAACCAACCAATACGCCTCCAAAACATTTGCTCTGTCATTGGAAGTGGTGTGTACTCCGTAACGGGAGCATACACACCATCAAAGATATGAGTGTAATCGTAATTCTTACCCATCTTGATTTGCTCCCTCACTACCTTTATCATGTTCTGAAACATAAACATCAATCATGTTGGCAATAAAACTAAATTCTTCTGCTGGTGTGCGACCTGTGTGATCCCAATCCATTTTACCATTAGTCTTACAAATACCAGCTATAGTTTCTAACATTTTGATAGGGCTCATTTTACCTTCTCTATAACTTGTCATCTTCTATCCTCCGTATCTCTAACATTAATTATTACTTCTATATCTCTCGTTGCCCACTCACCATTAACAGTTTCATGCCACTGTTCAACTAGAGGAACTAACTTTCTAAGATCAATACCATCAGTTCCATCAAGACTTGCTAACAACTGATTCTTTTTACTTTTACCATTAGTCCACTTTGTACCAATGTTATTCACTACATATTTATCTACATGCATAACTTTCTCCTTTTTTAGTATGCTGTAGGCACCTGTTTTTTTGCAGACTGCTTTCGCCTACGAGCATAACATTTTCTTCGCTTACACTTTCTCGGCTCTCTTGAGGCGGTGGTGGTAAGCTTACCAAGTTCGTTATATACTCCCAACTAATTAGATAGTCAAGACTTATTTTCTATTTCTTTTAACTCTTCAAAAGTAGTTTCAATACTATATTGTTTCTTCAAATCTAAGATCTTCTGTTCAACCTCATCTCTTGACATTGAATCAATAGTTCCAGTAAGTATCTCTTTCTTATCAACATACAAACCTGCTATCTGTCCACGCCTGGTCTCCGCAGCTACGGCAGCATTATAATTACCAGCAGAAGAAGCAGCATCTCTGATTCTTGCCAATGTAGACAACGAACGTTCCTGACTGCACTTGTACCTGTCAGCAATAGCTCTTCTTTCAGCTTCGATTGCACCTGCAACCAATGGAAACTTCTCTGGGTTTTGTAACTCTGCAGCTCTCACAACAGCAGAACCAGCTGCGTATCCTGCTTCGATTGCACATTGTCTACCTGTTTTCAAACCTTCAGAATGCACAAGTAAGAGAATAAACTTTCTTTGTTTACCTGTTATTTTTGGATTGAACAGATCGTCAGAAAAAGCCTGTGGTATTACAATATCTTTGTTTTCTTCCATAATGCACCTTTTTTATAGATGTTTATTTTAATATAGCGAAAAATTTTACAAAAAGCTAGGATTTGCGAGTTATTTTAACAAAAGGGTACTTGTAGATAATGTAGAAGTACCCTAGAAGTACCTTAAAAAGATAGGAAATACAAGGGAAGTTACTTGGTTACCTAGGATACCTCAATGTGAAATAGACTACATAAGGTGTAACTCATACGTAACATCTATATAAATGTGTATTTATGAAA